TTGCCTGAACATCACCCTCATCAAGGCCAGTCTTTTTACAGATTGCACCTACATTACGTTCACCCTCATCAATCATACGAGCCGCTTTATCAATTGCATTCTGATACTGACGTGAACTCATTTCTGATTTAATAAGTCTGCGAGATGATTTAATCAACATAATTCATTTCCTCTCAAAAAAGTTTGATATTAAAATATATAAAACTTATCTTCGGCTTTTACACCGGAGATATCGGATTTAAGCTGCTTTTCTTGCATTAAGAATGGCTGTCTGACCAACCATGAAGTCTACAAAAGCATCCCAGGTATTAAACTGTCTGTCATAGGAATCGTTCATTTTTCCAACATGATATGTGAACCATACATGACCTTCGTTATCTTCATGCTTGCAAGGAATCATCCATACATCTTTGCCTTCTTCATTGGTATAAAGTTTATGACTGCAATTATCATTGATTTTAGCCATCTCTGCTTTTACGGATTCACGAACTGCATCTTTAGCGTCTCTCATAATCTGCCAGTCGTAGCATACGTGAACGAAGATATTACAACCACTAAGGATTTCCTGAGCATAAGGGTCATAACGGATATATTCAACCTGTGAGGCAATTTCTTCAACCTTTCTAAGGCTGATAGAAAGGTCTTTTACTGTACAGTCTACAGATGTTGAATATCCGCAGTCTCCTACACGAACTGATACCTGTCGGCTTGTAATTCCAATTTTCTTTAATTCACCACGGATAAAAGAACCAAGTTCCTTGTTAGACATTGTTTCGAATCTTGTTGATACTGAATCATTTGTTACGTACATAATTTGCTCCTTAGATAAGGTCTTTCCTGACCTTTCTATAATTGATTATAATAGATAGTAAAACATAAGTCAACAAAATTTTATTTATTCTTATGCAGTTTTCGTCTTTTATCGTTCTGAATATCACGAATGTCATGTGATTTTCTTTCAATAGGACCCTTACCGGAATGGTCTGGAAATTTACTAATATCAGCCGAAAGAATCATGTTTGCAAGTTTAGCAGGATTTGGAATAAAGAAAAACTTTGTGTTCTTTCTCTTTAGACCATGTTCATAATCATAATAATCAAATATGTCTTTATTCTGTTCGTAAAACTTCTGGTCGAAATCGGTAATATGAATAAGTTCAAGTTCTTCAAGCTCAATAAGCTGCTTTCTGTAGATATTTCCCATTGGTGCTGAATAACCTACATTAAGTGCAAAATCATCAAGAGTACCAACATAACTGTTAGACTTTAGTGCAGCTTTCTGAAAAGTAGAAAATCTGCTCCATCTGTCGGCAAACTCATAAACATCTACAAATGTTCCAATCATCTGAACTTCAGTTCCAACCTCTTTTTCTTCAAACATGTTAATTCTCCTTATCTTCAAGAAACTTCACAGAATCAGTTTTAATTGCTTCGATTCCAATTTCGTGAACTCGATTTTCAACATAAGCATTAAACTCTGCTTTTGCTTTTACAACTATTTTGTCCATATCCTCTTTGAATGATTCTTTTACAAACTTAGCATCTGCAACTGTTTTATGTCTTGCTACATCAATCATATCAAGCAGTTCTTCCATTGTTTTCTTACTCATTGATTTATTAGAATTAAGAGTTTCTTTAATAACATCTGCAATCTTTTGAAATGAATTATCAAACTTTTCAAACGAAGTTTCGACTTCATCACTATATTGCTTAACAATTTCAGATGTTTTTGGTTCTGACATTCTTTTTCCATTAACTTTGACAATAGTACAAGGTACACCAGATGTATTTCCAGATGTCAAAAACTCTGCCCATTGAATAGGTGACATCTCTATTTCAATAAGTTGCTCTTTATCGTAATACCAATTTGAACTATACTCACGACATTCAACCGCTCTTTTTATTGTCAGTGTTATAGGGTTACTCTTTATTTCTGTTCCAAACAAAGTTCTTGGAGTTCCCATATTTTTATGCCAGGCAACCATTCCCATATAATCTTCTTCTTTTTCATTTTCAAACATATTATCTTTCCTCCTTACTGATAACTGTTTTTGCTCTACCCTTTACCATGGTAGACTCTATAAATCTAACCTGACCTTTGCAGTTCACATACCAGTCAGAATTAAAATGTCGAAAATATCCGCTGCGGAAATGTGGTCGTACAAATCCGTGTTCTACACTTGTGTGAGATACGACTTTATCAGACACGCTAATGCTTTTTGCTTTAGGGTTTCTCTTTACACCATTTGGAACTCCATCCACAACACATTCAGGAAAGGCATTAATGTAAAACAGGAAATTAAGTGCAAGATTATAAGCTGCAAGTTTCTCGGTACATTCTTCCACACAAAAAGTATGGTTCAAATTATCGTCAAAAACAGTGATGAAATGTCTGCCATCAGGTATTTTTGTATAAAGGATAGTACACGAATAATTCTGTCCAATAACTCCCCAGAATGTACCGTTTTCCTTAGTCTCAAGGGTATCGAGAATAGACTGGACTTCTTTTTGGCGAACTTCTGTATCTCTGAAGAAATCAAACAGGCTGTCGTCTTTCAAATAGTATCTGTCGATTCCAAAATCAATGTCTGTAAGAACTGCAACAACTTCATAGATATACTGATATTGAGCAGTAGTTGGATTTATAGACCCCAGGAGAATAGAACTAATGTCTTCAATTCCACGAGCATGACACATAACATTCAAAGCAAGTCCTTTCTTAGTATTTAATGAATAAGAAGGGTATAACTTACACACTTTCTTATAGACATCGTTGTACTGACCCATTTGTATATTCAGGATATTCTTATATGACATATTTTACTCCACATCTTTCCATTCATTGTTATTGAAATACTGAAGGATTCCACCATCATCTGTTGCGAAATCTACAGCACTCTGTAAATCATAAAAATAATAAATACCAATTTCCTTACCTATAACCCGATACTTACAGTTCATAATTTACCTCCTCCAAATATATTTCTTTTTGAACTCATATCTTGATTTATCAATCTTACTTCTAAGTTCCATAATTGTTATAATATTTTTATTCATAATTTACCTCCTTCAATTAAAATCCATAAAAATTATAGTCTTTATGAAGTCTGTTCATAAGAACTTTTAGACTCTTAAATCGGTGGTATTCTTGTCCATCATAAAACTTATTTCTGCCAAAATAATTTGTAACAGTTGCACACCATTCATCACCATTAAAGTAAACTTCAATCTTACAAGAGTAATCATCGTTCTCCGGTGAAATCAATTTCTGTGAATAAACAACAGCACCCCAATCAAGAGTTTCAGAATACTTGAAGTTTTCCTGTTCCAAAAGTTCCATGTCTTTATTTGTCATAATTTGCTCCTTAGAAAGTTTTACTATCTGTAATAAATATACTATGTTGAATAACTAATGTCAAGAAAAAAATAAAAAAACCCTGAATTTCTTCAGGGTTTTAACAAAGAATTAATGCTGAAAGATTTATTCTTTTTTCTCTTTGTCTTTACCAGACTTCTTCATCAGCTTTTCCATATCCTTCTGCATTTTAACGAAAGAATCCTGCATTGCTTTCAACTGAGCTGCCTGACTTTCAATGAGTTTGCTCTGTGTTTCAACAAGTTTAGCCATAGCAGGGTCATTTGCAACCGGAGCGGAAGTTGTAGGATGAAGTGTGTTTTCATTAACGGTCTTGAGATTCTTTTCCTTTCTCTCACGAATAATGTTCCAGTCTTCATCTGTAAGCTGCTTGATAAACTTTCCATCTTTACCCTTTACCTGTGCTTCGCAGAACAATGGATGTCTGAGAGAAAGAAGTTCGATAGCATCTTCATAAGATACTTCTGTTCCCTGAAGTCTGGTATCAGGGTCCACAAGCCAGATGGAAATTGTATTTCCGTGGCTTGTGTACTGTGTGAATTTACCTTCAATCGGCTGAATTCGAATTGTTTTTGCCATGAGTTTCCTCCATTTTATTTAGTTAAAATATAATAACTATTCCTTAAAAATAATAGAAAATTTTTCAGTAGAAATATCAAAATCTATCTCAAAATCATTTATTTCTTTATGTGTATTATCATCTTTCAAAACTACGGAAACATCATGTAATCCGTAACCCTGATTTGCCTTTTCCTGAAAAATTGCAACAAATTTATTTAATTCCATTTTATCCTCTACTTTTAATTATAGAAATTATCTCTTTGTCATACCTTTGGAAATACTTTCCTTTGCTTTAGGGCAGCGGCCAGGAACGAAACCTTCCGGACATTCAAATCGCATGACTTCAATAACTCCATTGTTGTAGTATTTGCGACCTTTGTTTTTACCTTTACGAGATAAAGACATTTTTATTTTTGTTTCTTCCTTTATTTTATAACCTTTATGAGAATCTGATAATTTTTTAAGATATTCTTCAGAATATTGACCATGTGTGTCTTTATTCCATACATTTCTTCCTTTCAATTTTTTACTTATCTTAGCTTTGGTCTCTGCTGTATGGGGTTTCATCTTTGATTTTTTAAAATTTATACCCTTTTCTGTTTGGTAAAATTTTTTCATTTTTTCAGATTGGATTTTTCTTTGTTCAGGTGTTTGTCTTTCTTTAGCTTGCTTACGGTTATTCTCCAAATTTTGTTTACCTTTATCGGTATTATAAAATTCTTTAACACTATTTGAGATTTTATTTCTAACAATGTCTCCACGTTCGCTATTATAAAGGTTGTGAATCGATTGTTTCATTTTTTCAATACTCTCAGGAGATAATTTGTCACCATCTCCACCATCACGTTTATTATATTCAGCCTTACCAACAGACCGATATAAAGCAATATAGGCTGCCTCTAAAACATCTTCTGTTCTTTTAGAATAACAGACTGCTAAAATTTCTTTAGAAAAATTTTCTATTCCTAATTTCTTTTGGTCTTGTTTGAGTTCCGAACCACTACCCATATACTTAAGACTATTTAAATTTTCTTTAGTACCAAGTTTATGCTTTCCAACATAATTACGACCATCAAGATTATTTGTAATGAGATAAATTGTGTAAGTTGTAAATCTATTATTATATTTAGACATAAGCAATTCCTCCAATGAATTGTTTTGTGTTTAGAAGGTCATGGATATTAACGGTATCTATGGCCTTTGTTATTATAAAACAATAACAAGGTTCTGTAAATAAAAAAGACCACCTCAAAAGGTGGTCTTTATGTTTTAGATTACTCTAAGACTACTCAATGATGAATTTCATCATGGCATTCGGGAATGCAGCTGTTCCGCCCATCTGAGCACCAAATCCTTGAATGCTATGCAAATCATCCATAGCAAGAGGATTTGTAGCATAAAGGCTGATAAATGAGCCGGTGAGATACGAACAATCCATATCATCACGCTTGTATCCCATAAGTGCTGTATCTTCATCGAAATCCTGGTTCTTGAGAACCTTGTAACGATTATACAATGTTCCGGCAACGTATGGTCCGATTGGTTCAGCACTGTAGCTGTTTGCTGACCAGATTTCCTTGCTGTTATAGAAGTTAGCAGAAAGTGATTCGATGATGTTCATCAACTTAGAACCTGCGATAATCCAGTTTGCACCTGAACGTGCAATGTTCTTACGAATCTCGTTGCTTGCTTCAGTAATAGACTGAAGGACAGACATGTTGTGCTCAATCTGTGATACGCCAGAAGGAAGAATTGAGTTCCAAGCCTTTGTACCATCTGCACGAGCGAGCATTTCATCAAACATGTTACAGCTGATTTCCTTGTTGATAAGACCACCAAGACTTGTTGAAAGAACCTGGTCAATATCATATCCATTGAGAACCTGCTTTGCAGCATAGAAATCATCCAAAGCGTATGTTGAACGAAGTCTATAAGGATTTGCTGTAATTGTCTTTGTCTTCCATTCAAGAACAATCTGAGCTGGTTTGTTTCCTGTAACATAGTTATCAGGAAGAGCACCCCAATCGTAGCGATACTTAACAGAAACATCTGCTCCACTTGCAGCAGCGTCAAGAGTGATGTTTACGATACCTGTTGAGTAGTCAACGTCACCGCTTGTGATTACGTTGAGTACAGGGTTGATGTTTCCCTTTCCATCATCGAGTGTGAATGCGTTAGCAACACCTGAAACTGTAATTTCAAGTGTGTTAGGGAGCATTGAACCTTCAGGAGCTGTGAATGTTACATCTGTTCCTGAAACAGTTGCTGCTGATGATGTTTTATTTGTTGTGTAAGTATTTTCCTTAGCCCAGTTTGTAGAACCAAGAAGTGCTGTACCCTTTGTGATACCATTACGATTTTCGTTAGCAGTAATCTGAGGATAGAAGATTGGTGATTCTTTTGTTGCCATTGGCTGAACACCACAAACTTCTGTATAAGCAAAGTTTGGAATAAGAATTGAATAAAGGTTGTAAAGGATAGCGATTGGGTTATCAACCTTAGAAATATCTGCGATAGCAGATTTGATTGCTTCTTTAGATTTTCCTTTACTAACCATTACGTTTGTAACCTGCTGGAGAGAGTTCTTGAGAACTGCTTCCTTTTCCTTAGACATCTTTGTTCCCCAGCGTTTTGCATAAGCATCTCTTGACTGTGCAATGAGATTATTGTGCAAAGGGTCAACTGAAGAATTAATCTGTGTCATTGTTGAGTTGAGTTTAGCCTGTGCTTCTTCTCTTGTCATAATTTTTATTCTCCTTTATAGCGAGAGTGATAATTTTGTTTTCTACCACCCTTGCCCTAAATAATCGGAACTTAGTGGTATTTTCGGTGTGCTGAAAGGTTAACAACCTTTACTTACTGCACTTTCCCTTGATACAGAAATATATAAATATTCTGTGTTACAAAATATATAAATATTAATGTTAAAATAAAAAAACCCTGAGCTATAAAAACCCAGGGTTCTTATCAAGATAAGTGTATGATTAATTAATATCCACCATTCTCAATATAATCTGCCATTTCTTCATCAAACGGATAAATAAGTTCTACAACTACAACACCGCAACTTTCTTCATAATATGGGTCTGTTCCTGGTTCATCTGCAAAACTATCATCAGATGTTCCAAATTCAATTTTGTACTGATTCTCACCATTCTCAGTTACAGTGTAATAACCGTTTATAGATTCTGCATAGTCTCTACATTCTGAAATAAACTCTTCAAGAGGAAGAACTTTTTCAGAGAAAGAAACTGTCTCATGTTCTCCTTGTTCAACAATGTCAATACTTACAAGAAATGAACCTTTTCCGTTATAAGGATTGTATGCAGATTTAACAGATTTCTTATCAGACTTTACAGCCTTTTTCTTGTCTCTCTTTTTAGACTTTCCATGACAGCCTGATTCGATAGGATTTGAAAGGCCAATATATTCACGAATTGTGTCCGGTTCAAACCAGATTAAATCGTTCAGTTCGGTCATTGTCGGTGGATTTCCTTCTTCACGGAAAAGCAGCTCTTCACAGGCATTAAGAATATCATCAGCGTCAGCACCATCTTCAATCATACTGTCGAACTGGTCTTTTCCGCCTGACCATAAACATGTATAAAGGTCATTACCGGAAATATCCTGTGTAACATACATAGACTGAATTGGTCTGCGGCTTGATTGTAAAGATTTTCTATGATTCCTTGTCTGGGCACAAGCCTTAGCAATGGCATTCATACGCTTGTCAAGGAAACTAACAAAACTATCAATATTCTCTTTTGTTTTTAATTCACCAATACTAGGAGACATAATCCATATTTCATCACCCTGTTTATCAACAGTAAGTTTATGACCATTCCATGGTTTAGCCTCAAGCATATCCCATATTAAATCCTGTTCAAAATGGAACTCTTCAAAGTTAAAATCATCATTATAATCAGTATCACCACCATTTGTAAGACCAGCCCCATAAATTTGAATTACAGAATCATTGAAATCATCGGCAGCATAAGGTGTTGGTTTAACTTTTAACTCCCAGAAAAAAGTATACCCAGCATCTGGATATATATCATACATATCAGCATATTTGTCTCTCGTATATTGTGCTAAAGATTCAATTTTATTAAATGAATGTTCTTTCGCTCTCTGAGTTCCTGGCTTGGCATAATGTTCTTTCTGCTGTTTTTCAAATTCACGATTAGCAGCTCGTTCTTTCATAGAAAGATTTCCAGAAGTAACAGGTTTCTTTTTACCTTTCTTTTTTCCACAAGATGAAAAACATTCATATACATCATAGGCGTGTTCCTGACAATAACGATTAAACTCTTCATCGTTTTCAGTATCGATACCGTCTTCTTTCGCCCATTCGTACATAGCATCTTCAACATCCCAATAATTTCTACGAGTGCCTTCATATTCGAGTTCTGGGTCAGACCATTCACCGTGCCAAATCATTTCAACACCTGGAACACCTCTCCACAATTTATCTTGATGAGCAGATTTTATAGATTTCTTCATATATTTCCTCACTTAAAAGTAATTTATAATAAATATATAAATTAAACCCACAGACTTTTCATCTGTGGGTTCTTCTATGACTTTTATTGATGTTTTAGCATTAACAAACAATTACCATACCACGAGCAGCACTACGAATATTTCCATTAGCTGTACTATTTACAATACCAAGATGTGTAATTCCATACTCTTTCAAAGTTCGTACAAAAGAATTGAAAGCAATATCCATAGTTGTATAACGGTCAGGAAGATTATATTCTTTCCTAGTTACTTTTCCATTCTTATCTTTTTCAGAATAACCCTTTGCGGTTTTGAAAGAGGTATAAGCTGGTGGATTTTTCATATTCACGGAAACATTTCGACTGCTTTTACCCGGATTACTAACCAAATTACCATTCCTATCTTTATAAACAGGAACCTCATCACGTCTTGCAATAAGCACGCTCTGTTGGTCGAATTTTTTGCACATTCTTAATGCGAAATCTTCAAGCTCATCAAAATCACCAGGTTCGCCATTTCGCATGTAATTAAATACTACAAATGATTTTTCCTTGGTATATCCATCGGCACCTTCATAAGTATATCCGCCAAGAGCATTCTTAAATGAATATCCTTCCTGAACAATGCAGTCTTCAAGTTCCTTTGTACGTTTGTTATTTTCTGCAACTGAAAGATTTTCCATTTCAGCAGAAAGAATAACGTATCCCCAAAAAGCCTGCTTACCATGAATGATGTTATCAATGTTATACTGTGACGAAGATTTAAGAACCTTGTCAATTGATATAATAGGCTGCTCCCACCCATAAAGGTCTATGTTAAATCTGTCACAGCAACTAAACACAAATTGTTTATAACTCTGGCGATTATCATTATTGAAAATCTTATTGAGACTGTTGTTATTCTTTTCATATCCACTCATGACAGGTTTCTCCTTGTAAACATTAAAGTATCTGTAATTCTGCTTATGTACTGAAGATGAAATGAAATCTTTAATCTGCATACCCCAGCCCATATCGTTAAGCATTTCACCCCAGCCTTTGGTATCCAGAACAGTAAGAATACTTCCGAAACATTTACCAAGACCATCGATAACACAATTCTGAAGCTCTCTGTAATTCATTTTGTTATTATGGTCATAACACTGAACAGATGTTTTACCACCATAAAAACGAATACGGATAGCACCACGTTTAAGAACTTCGAGAAGAATATCTGTACGTTCCTGTGTTGTATCAAGCCATGTTGTTGAATCTGCTGGGATTCCATTTTCTATGCAAAGCTGCTCTTTCTCTTCCTGAGTAAAACCAAGCAATTCTGGGTTCTGTAAGAAAAAATCAATATGTGTTGTTGGTACTTCATAAAAATTGCCATTCTTGTACCACATTGCACTACTACTCATAACCATTACCTCTATAAATATATAAACAGATATACAATATTTTACTACCTATTATAATTATAGAAAGTTATGATTTTTCAGAAATAAAAAACCCACTCTTTTAACGAGTGGGTTTACAATCGGCTTATAAGATTATTATTTGTTCCATCTCTTGAAACCTTCAGGTGTACAAGGATTGCCCCAGGTACTTCTTGTCTTTTCAGAAATTATACCGTCTCTTTCAAGTCCGTCTTTATATGCTTCCCAATCCTGTTGCATTTCATAATAATCATTCCACTGTCCGGCAGCCTTAAAATCCTGTACAGCCTGTCGGAAAGTAAGACCAGATGTTACAGGTTTACGAGAATTATCAATCTTACTATACCATGTTTCACCATTAGAAAATCTTGCAGTTACACCAAGTTTTATCCAGCCATAGTCTGAACAGAGTTTATCAAGATAAGCATTGATTTTATCAGCCTGAGCATTAAATTCACTTTCAGGAGCATCTTCATAATCACCTATTTCGTCATTATAAATCATTGTATCTCCACCCTCTACAACTTTTACCCAGAGACCTTCATAATATCCGCTTTCAATGCTTATACAGAAAGCTGGGGCATAATCAGGGTCATGATAATCCTTGATTAAAGGTACATCCATTTCATAAGCAAGGTCTTCAGCATTACTGATAGCATCTTCGTACTCCCAGTTTTCGGCATCATAATCTCGTTCTTCAGTTGCTTCACCTGTTTCTTCATCAGCAATATAAGTTTCAGCCATATATGCCACGAGAGGGAAACTATAACCATAAACATTGTCATTACTACCAAAATTAGATGTACCTGATTTAATAGCACGTTTAGATTGTATTTTCATTTTCTTTTCTCCTTTCTTACTTGAGCCGATAATTTTAGAATAATCTTCATTGTTTATAGATTCTACCCAGTCATTATAATTATCTTCAAGAACAGCAATTTTATCTTCGCTATAAGCTCTGTCTTCAAGAATCACATATGAGTTTCCATCAGTTCCCCAATGGGCACCTTTCTCATCATAATAACCGATAGTCTCATCAATCTGCTCAACAGTTTCACCTTTCATATCATAAAATGGGAAATCCTTTTCTTCGCCATAAGGACCATACTTAACGGTTACATTTGTTCCGGTATATCCTGACTTAATTGACTTATGAGAAGATGTAACAGGTCTGACCGGAATATTGTTTGTGCGACACATTGCCATTGAAGATGTACCTGGGTCTATAGGATACCACTTTCCATCACTTCCTTTGAATTCATAGGCTGTTCCATTCTCATTCATATCCTTTTCATATTCATCATATTTAAGGGATTTCTCAATAGCATCAAGAACTTTCTGACCATACATTCTGACATTGCTCTGTTCTTCAACATCACTTATGGCTCCATACTTTTTCTTAAATTTTTCAAACCATGTAGGTCGGAAAGAGTTCCGATATGCGATATCCCCATATTCATTCATAGAGATGTATTCATATCCGGGAATACTTGTGTTTGCTACATATTCTACTAAATCATCATCTACATAAACAGCATAGATATCATTGTTTACATTGTATCTGCCATATGAGGACTTAATCATATTCTTCTCTACCTTATATCCCTTACGCTCATATTCATCAGCCGTAAAAGCATTATCAGTTCCATAGAATGGGAATTCTTCCCACTCATCATCAATACCTGTTTTATAAATCAAATACTTCTTATCATCAAAAGCATGTTTAGCAGATTCCCAGTCTATATCTGATTTAATTGTCTTTTTCATATTATTTCTCCTTGATAAATTAATTCACATCATTTCTTTTAAGTAATGTTTACATTACTTAATAATAATTGAATGGTGCTGGTCTATCTGTAAAGAACCAGTAAGCATTTTTGAAATCTTCAACCAAATGATAATTGTCAGTACCCTTATTCTCTTCAACCAAATCCTGTAAATCAGAATCTTTATAAATATCAAGATAATACCATCCATCATTTATTTCTAATTTACAGTATCTAGTAATATTATGATATAATACTTTGAAACTAAAAATAGCTTCACAGTTATCATAATCTAAAACAAGATAAGTTATATTCAAATCTTTCATATTGGAAGAATCCAATCTTTCAATAATTGACTCAAACCAATATTTATCTCTTTCCATTGATTCTACATCTGAGAATAAAACCCTTAAAGATGTTTTATTTCGAGAAGTACCATTATTAATGTATTGATATGTTGATGCAGATTGCATTTTTATATTATTTCTCCTTGAGTTCTTTACGATTGTAAGGTTATGATTCTTCTTAAAATCCTGCATTTCTTTGGTTGTAGTAAAAGTTGAAATCACATCTCCGGTTTCTGCACCATAGAGAGTACAACTGCCACCATGACCATACTCGACAGTAACTTTACCACCATTCTCTTCGATTAATGAATCCTTTTCATCAGCCATCATACCCCAGCCATTCTTAGGGTCATCTTCATGACGTGGCTTGAGATTCTTGAAGTGCGGCTCATATACTGTCCATT